TAAATGAAGTACTCTAAATACTTCAGGATGTGGTGACTTAAATCCACATTTATCACATGCTGACTTTTGTTTATATCCAGCACGAGCCCATCTAGGTACACCTGTGTATTGTCCGTGATTATTACAAACTTCACACAGACTCCTATAGTAGGTACGCTTACCTTTCTTATAGTTAACAGCACGTGGCCGTAATCCGCACTTACAAAGAGGTCTCATGCTAGTATTTACACCTTTTCAACCCCTTTTTCTAATGGTTAAACCGGGTAAATTTTATAAGATGTGCTAAATACAATTGCAACAAGTTTACGTAATAGACTGATACGAAAATATTACCAGGAGATAAAAAGATGGCATTAACATCACCAGGCGTAGAAGTAACAGTAATAGACGAGTCGTTTTATACCCCAGCAGAGCCTGGTACTACTCCTCTTATTGTTATTGCTTCATCGCAAGACAAATTAAACGCAGCGGGCACAGCTACAGCAGCTGGAACGCTAAAAGCTAACGCAGGTAAAGCATATAAGGTTACCTCACAGAAAGAATTAGTAGATCTTTTTGGTGTACCAACATTCAAAAAGACAGCGAGCAACACTCCAATACATGGAAGCGAATTAAACGAATATGGATTGCTTTCAGCATATTCATTATTAGGCGTTTCAAACTCAGCTTTTATAGTACGTGCAGATGTTGACTTAGACGAACTAGAAGGTTCATCAACTGCTCCGGGAGCGAATCCAGCAGATGGCAAGTGGTGGATCAACAGCGGTTCAACAACTTTTGGTATCCAAGAGTGGAATGGCGCAGCAGTAACCACAACAGGTGGTCAAAAATTTGCTGCCAAAACACCTATTGTATTAACAGACGGTGACGCATCAAAAATTGATAACGGCGCACCTAAAACATCAGTTGGTTCCATTGGCGATTACGCAGTAGTATTTGAAACTGTTGACGGTAGCGGATCATTTAGTGCAAGTAAAGAAAATGCAACTATGTGGTACAAGTCTTCAGGTAACGGATCAACAGTTACACAGGGTGCTTGGGTTAAAGTAGGAAGCAACGATTGGTCAGCGAGCCATCCAACAATTGTTGGCGATACTTTTACAGCAAGTTCAGGAAACTTTACTATTAACGGAACAAACTTTACAGTCAGTGGCACACTAGATGACTTGGTAACATCTATTAACGGTGCTATTACAGAAACACAAGGTATTGTTGCAAGAAATGTAAGCGGTAGACTTTATCTTTATTCAGATGGTAGCTTAGATGATGGAATTGGTGATTCGTCCAAGTCAAATGCTATTGTTATTGATGACGGTTTAAGTGGCCCACAAATTACTTTTTCCGAATTAGGTATTACAAAAGCAACGTACTATGGTCCAGAATTACACATTGACGCACATACTAATGTTCCAGAATTTAAAACTGGTGATACAACACCACGTCCAACAGGAAGTGTATGGGTTAAAACAACTGAGCCAAACAACGGCGCACGTTGGAGAGCAAGTAAATGGTCAGCAGCAACTCTTTCATGGGTAGCATATACTGCACCATTGTATGCTAATAACTCATCTGCAATTTATGCATTAGACAAAGCAGGCGGTGGAGTTAACATTCCAACTGATAGCATTTACATACAAACTAACGCAGAAGAAAATAGCGGTTACGATACAACACCAATGACTGCTTCATTTAGAGCGTTTAGAAGAGCTGCAACAGGAGTTACTAAAATTACTTCAGCAGTAGTAACTGCAAGTACATTTACTGTAGGCGCAAACGCTTTTACAATTGCAGAAGGTATTAAAACATCAGCAGCATTAAACGCTGGAATAGCTGTAAACTTTACAGCAGCAGGTAATGCCAATGATGCAGCTTTAATAGCAGGTGCTATTAACAGTGCAGGTTTTACTAACATTGAAGCAGCAGTAACAACTTCAAACGCAGTAGAAATTTTCCACAAGTTAGGCGGAGATTTTAGAATTACTGACGGGGCTAATACTCCAATAGGAAGTGCTTATACTGCATACAGCATTAACACAGGATTAGGAACAGCAAACTTTTACACTGCACCAACAGGCGCTAGTGAAAATTATGTTGCGTCTAACTGGAAGCCTTTAGCAGCAGACGATTTTGCAGCTTCAAGCAATGCTCCATTAGCAGAACCAGCAGACGGACAACTTTGGTATAATCCAGAGTTTAGTGATGTTGACATTATGATTCATAATGGTACTACTTGGAAAGGTTACCAAAATTATAATTCAGCATATGCTAATACTTCACCAGCAGGTCCAATTGTTTCAGCAACTGAGCCAAGTGCAACAACAGGACAAAGCGATGGTACTGCACTAGTAGACGGAGACCTTTGGATTTCAACAGCAAGTTTAGAAGACTTTCCAACAATTTATAGATGGGACGGTAATAACCTAGCATGGGTACTTGTTGATAAAACTGATCAAACTTCAGAAGACGGTGTATTGTTTGCAGATGCACGTTACGGTCTAGCAGGTGCTACTGGTAATACAGCAGCAACTATTAAAGACTTACTAACTAATGACTACTTAGATCCAGATGCTCCAGATCCTGCACTATATCCAAAAGGTATGTTGCTATGGAACCTACGTAGAAGTGGCGGTAACGTTAAGAAGTACAACAACAACTACATTGATTTAACAGCTGATAATACACGCAACGGCGACGAAGCGATGGCTGGCTATGCAACAGATAGATGGTCTACACAATCAGGCAACCAAGAAGATGGTAGCGGATCATTTGGTAGACATGCACAGCGTATGGTAGTAACACAGGCACTTAAATCAGCAATTGATACAAGTTCAGAAATTAGAGATGAAGAAACAAGAAACTTTAACTTAATTTCATGTCCTGGATACACAGAAACAATGAGCAACCTTGTTAACTTAAATATTGACAGAGGCTTAACAGCATTTGTTATTGGTGATACACCTTTAAGATTAGCAAGTGATGCAACTTCATTGTTAGCATATGGTTCAAACAGTGCATTGGTAGTTGATAACAACGATGACGGACTTGTAACATACGATGAATACTTAGGTGCGTTTTATCCAAATGGATTTACAACTGACTTAGGTGGCGCAAACGCTGTTGTTCCAGCATCACACATGATGATGAGAACTATAGCACTAAGCGACCAAGTATCGTTTCCATGGTTTGCTCCAGCAGGAACAAGACGTGGTGGAATTAGCAACGCTACATCAGTAGGTTATATTGATGCAGCAACAGGTGAATTCCAAACAGTTGCATTGAATGAAGGTCAAAGAGATACGTTGTACGGATTAAAAATTAATCCAATTACATTCTTTAACGGTGTAGGACTTGTAAACTACGGACAAAAAACTAGAGCAAGAAATGCAAGTGCTTTAGATAGAATTAACGTAGCACGTTTAGTTGTGTATTTAAGATCACAACTTAATAAACTTGCAAGACCTTATATCTTTGAGCCAAATGATAAGATCACAAGGGACGAAGTTAAACAAGCAGTTGAGTCATTATTACTCGAGCTTGTAGGCTTAAGAGCTTTATACGACTTTGCAGTTGTGTGTGATGAAACTAACAACACGCCAGCAAGAATTGACAGAAATGAACTTTATGTTGATATTGCGATCGAACCGATTAAGGCGATTGAGTTTATTTACATTCCGTTGCGTGTCAAGAACACAGGAGAAATATAATGCCTATTACATCACTTAACAACTTTGGAGTACCAACAGACGCAGGCAACCAAGTGCTCTTGATGCCTAAACTAAAATATCGCTTTAGGGTGACACTTTTAGGATTTGGAGTTAGTGCTGCAACAGAACTTACTAAACAAGTTGTAGATGTTTCAAGACCAAAAGTAGGTTTTGAAGAAATGCAGTTAGACGTGTACAACTCAAAGGTATTCTTAGCAGGTAAGTATACTTTTGAAACACTAACATTAAACTTACGTGATGATGCTAGTGGCTTTGTACAGAAGCTAGTCGGCCAACAGGTCCAGAAGCAGTTCGACTTTGTTGAACAAGCATCTGCTAGATCAGGTATTGACTACAAATTTACAACAAAAATTGAAGTACTAGACGGTGGTAACGGTACTAGTGAAAACGGAGTAAGCGTATTAGAAACAGCAAACATGTATGGTTGTTTCCTAACTAACGTAGACTACGGTGACGCTAACTACGCTACTAACGAAGCTATGCAAGTTGCACTAACTGTACGTTTTGATAACATGGTACAGTGGGGCGCAGGTGAGCAAGGCGTTGGCGTTGGAATTGGCGCAAACGTTGGAAGAACAATTGGTGAATCTACTACAGGTTCTTCAGGCGCTCAAGGCTAATAACTTTTTAAGTAAAATAGAAGAAGCTCGGATTATTTTCCGGGCTTTTTTTATGGCTAAATAATAGTATGGCAAACAAATTCACAAGATTTCTCAGCGATTTTGCAACTGGACTTACTCAACCTAAAGGTATCATGGGTAACTATACCCATGCCACAAGACTGTTCATTGATAACACAATGCGTCTTGCACCTAAGACTAAATTTAATTATTATGTTAGGTTTGAAATGGATCCAATGGCTGTTAAGGCCGCTAACTTTAAATCCAAACACGCTGAAGAAACAGGACTACTAGTTAAAGGTGTAGACTTACCTAAGTTTAGTTTCCAAATGGATACACTGAACCAGTATAATAAAAAGCATAACGTTTATAAAAGAATTCAATACGATCCTGTACAGTTTACTATGCATGATGATAACCAAGGTGTTATAAGTGCTCTGTGGGCTTTGTACTATGGTTATTACATTGCTGATAGGAATAATCCTACACAAGCATTTGATAGAGATCAATATAGAAACGGTGATACTAACAACTATGCATTTGGTTTTGATAACGGATCAACTGCGGACTTTTTTAAATCGGTTACTATCTACACCATGGGACGCAGACGCTTCGTTGGATACACACTAATCAATCCAAAGATTCAACAGTGGACAGCAGGGGGCATGGAGTATGCAGCAGGTTCTGAAACTGCTGAAAGTTCAATGTCATTACAATACGAAGCAGTACAGTATACAGCAGGAACAATAAGTCAAGGTTCACCTAAGGGCTTTGCAACATTACATTATGATACAGTTTCATCTCCATTAGGAGTTGCAGGTGGCGGAACAGGATTACTACTAGGAGAAGGCGGCGTACTTGATGGACTTGAAGCTATCTTTGGTGCTGTTGGTAACGGAAGTGCATTTGAAAGTCCTAAATCATTTTTAGGTACAGCTATTGCAGCAGTTAATACATATAAAAATATTAGAGGTTTAAGTAAAGATTCTATTATTAACGAAGGTGTTAATATTTTAACAAGCCCAGGTGGTATACAACAAATTTCAAATACAATATCAGGTGCGGCAGGAATATTCTTTCCGAAGAATGATTCAGCTAACGGAACTACCAATGCTACTCCAAAAAGAACAGCAACAAGTAATATATCTAACAGCTCATCGTTTGTTGGTAATCAAGGCGGAGGAACATAATGTCTACTAATTTGCCACCAAAGGAAATACAAGACAGTGCAGCACGTACTAGACTTTACTTTGATCAATATGGTAAAAAGCCATTAGAATATAATGCTGTTGACTATGACGCAGCGATTGTATTTTTTAAAGATAAAGGATTTGATAATAGTGCAGCAGCAGTTGTTGCAACATCATTATTAAAACAAGCAAAGCTAGAAAACATGCCTATATCAAAAGTTTTAGACGATATTACTGGCTTAGAACAATTACAAATTAGTGCATTAGTTGCTGAAGTTTTAAATAATAATAGGCCAGCAACCTCAACACTAGGATACCGTACACCGGTAGAAGATATTTCAAAACAACGTAACGTGAGTGCTTAATATGCCGAAGTTTGCTCAAGGCAGATTTGAAATGAAAAACCCCAATAAGTATATTGGTACTAAAACACCAATGGCTCGTTCAAGTTGGGAAACTGTCTTTATGAAGATGTTAGATGAACATCAAGGTGTTGCAAAGTGGGCAAGTGAAAGCATTCAAATACCTTACAGAAGCCCATTAACAGGTAAGCACACAATTTATGTACCTGACTTCTTTATTGTTTATGCAGATAAAAAAGGTAAGCAACATGCAGAAGTAATAGAAGTTAAACCTAAGAATCAGTCATTTAGAGAAAGTGTTGGTAAAAGTAGATACAATCAAGAACAATACTTGCTCAATATGGCAAAATGGGAAGCAGCCACAGCATGGTGCAAACAAAAAGGACTACGTTTTAGGGTAGTAACTGAAGAAGATATTTTTCACACTGGACCGAAACGAAGATAAGTAAAAGTATGACAAAGAAATTAGAAGAACTTTTTAATATGGAAGAATCAAAAGAAGAACCTAAAGAGGTTGAAACTTCTGTAATAAAGGCTGAGGAAATGGAAGCTGAAATAAAAAGTGTAGATCAAAGTTATCAAGCAATCCAAAACATTACTAAAGAATTGCCAGCAGTAAAAGAATTGGATACACTAGGTGAAACGGATTTAGATCACTTAGCTGATAAGGCTGAGAAAGCATATGATGATCTAATGGATTTGGGTATGAATGTAGAAGTACGTTATAGTGGACGTATTTTTGAAGTTGCTGGCAGTATGCTTAAAAATGCGGTAGATGCTAAATCTGCTAAAATTGATAAGAAGTTAAAAGCCGTAGATTTACAGATGAGAAAGCTGAAACTTGATCAAGATTCAGGTGAAGATCCCAACGAATTAGTAGACGGATCAGGCTATATCATGCTAGATCGCAATGAACTAATGAAGAAATTAGGCGGAAAGGAATAAATACTAATATGAAAACGTTCAATGAATATTTGACAGAAAGCAAAAAAGTATACAGCTTCAACGTAAAAGTGGCAGGCGAAGTTCCTGAAGGCTTTTGCGATAGACTAAAGTCATGTGTGGCTTCTAGAGAAGTAGTAACTTGTGAAGAGATGTCAAAAACACCAGTTACGGAAGTTCCTATGGATTTTCCAGAACTGAACAATATGGAAGTAACTACATTTAATCTTGTTACAAACTATCCTATTACTCCGCAAGAAGTACATAAGGCATGTTGTGAAGATTGTGGTTGCGCAGAAGATCGTTGTAAAGTAAGAAACAGTGCCAGCCCAACTGAAGAGTATCAAATTAATGATGACAAAAGAGAAGGCGCACTATTACACGACAACGAATATAAAGAAGCAGGTAAGATCAAATACAAAGATTACTTTGGTGATGATTTTAACAAATCATTTTTGAAAGACTTACAAAAAACTTCTAAAGAACGTAAGAAGGAATTAGGACACGATAAATTAAAAGCAGACGTATTTGCAGACGTTCCTAAGATTAAAATCGACAAAGCGGGTGTTAACAGCCCTGTAGGGAGTAAATAATGAACTTTAATGAACTTATGCAAAAAATGCGTGAGCTTGACACAACTGATGCCCCTGTTACAGAGATGCCAGTTCCTATGCCACAGGCTCCAATGTCAACACCAGAGCAAAAAGATAAAGCAAGAATGAATGTTAATATCAGTGCTGAAGGCGATGCTATTGATGACGTATTAAAATTAATGACTAAAGTTAATCCAGACATGATTAACCAACCAGAAAAACCAGACATGCCAGATATGCCAGACATGACTATTGCTATGCCAAAGCCAATCAATAAATTGATTCCAGACTTTGATAACGATAACGATGATAAGCCAGGTGGTGATATGGATATGGGCATGGACAAAGATGACCATGATGCAGATCACGATATGATCAAAGGTTTAGACAAAGACGACGATGGCGACCACGACATGGACGACCACGACGCAGAAGAAAAAGATAAAGAAGAAGCATATGCTAATGAACCTGATGAAGACCACAGAGACATTGACTATATGCAAAACAAATTAGCAGGTGGAATGAACCGTCCTAAAGGAACACATCCTAAAGTAGCTGACGGTGATAATCCTATGAAAAAAGTAAAAGAAGGTGATGACCTAAGAGCTCAAATACATGCTGAACTTACACAACGTTTAGCAGAAGCTAAGGGAGAGAAGTAATGGCAGATTTAACACAATCAACAATCGGCGGCGGCAGTTCAGTAAAGGTTGCTGAAAACAGAAAACCATATGCTGATATGACAGCTATACATTACAACGGCAACAAAAACTTAACAGTATTTGAAGTTGCATGTGGTGCAGCAGTAAACGCTCAAACAGGAAGCGGACTAGCAATTGAAAGCATTATGCGTATTGTTGAAAAATATTGTACAGTTGTTATTCGTGGCGCACTATATGGTACAAACCAAAAGTTTGCACTTGTAGTTGAGCAACCAAATGATTCACTAGATTACGATCAAGCAGGTGCAGAAACACTTGTAGAACAAATTGAAGATGATATCATTGCACTAACTGACTTATCAGCTGCTACACCAGCACAAATTGACTTTACTGGTGTTACTTGTACAGTAAAAACTACGCTAGAATTAGCATAATACTGCTATTATAAGATTCAATAGCACCTTCGGGTGCTATTTTTTTGAGTAAATACTAGTATGGCAAAGAGTTTAGATGGCGTTCAGATAAAGAAGGCCCACAGCAAAAATAAATTTACATTAGAAGAAGTCAAGCACTTAGAGGCTTGTATGGATCCCATCACGGGTCCATTATACTTTTGTGAAAACTTTCTAACCATTCAACACCCTGTAAAAGGTTCAATGAAGTTTGAGCCTTATGGATTTCAACGAGAACTAATTCAAGCATACGCAGAAAATAGATATTGTGTTGCTATGTTACCTAGACAGATGGGTAAGACGACCTGTGCTGCTGGGTATCTATTATGGTATACAATGTTTACTCCTGAATCGCAGGTGCTAATTGCTGCACACAAATACACTGGTGCGCAAGACATTATGAATAGATTTAGATATGGATATGAAACACTACCTGACTTTGTTCGTGCTGGTATCTATACATATAACAGAAACACAATTGAATTTGATAACGGTAGTAGAATACAAGCAACCACTACAACAGAAGATACTGGACGTGGTAAATCACTTTCATTAATATACTGTGATGAGTTTGCATTTGTGCAACCTCCGGAGAAAGCCAAAGAGTTTTGGACTGCACTTTCTCCTACACTGTCAACAGGTGGTAAAGCTATTGTTACAAGCACACCAAACTCAGATGAAGATCAGTTTGCTATGATTTGGACAGAAGCAAATAAAAAGTTTGACGATCACGGTAACGATTTAGGAGTAGGTACTAACGGATTCTTTCCTTATTTTGCTCCATGGACAGAACATCCAGATAGAGATGAAGACTGGGCAGCAGAAGAAAAAGCAAAGATCGGCGACGAACGTTTCAGACGTGAGTTTGATTGTGAATTCTTAATCTTTGATGAAACACTTATTAATAGTGTTAAGTTAGCAGAACTAGAAGGATCAGAGCCTATCATGAATACTGGACAAACACGTTGGTATAAGAAAATTAATCCTAAAGCAACATATCTAGTAAGTATGGATCCAAGTTTAGGTACAGGTGGTGACTATGGTGCTATTCAAGTATTTGAAATGCCTAGCATGGAACAAGTGGGAGAATGGAGACATAACTTAACCCCAATACAACAGCAAGTAAGAACACTAAGAGAAATTTTACAGTACATCCAAACAGAATGCGAAGCAGGCGGAAATGCAAATCCTACAATATACTATAGTGTAGAGAATAATACAATCGGCGAAGCAGCACTAGTTGTTATTGCAGATATAGGTGAAGAAAACTTTAACGGATTGTTCTTAAGTGAGCCTATGAGAAAAGGACATGTTAGACGTTATAGAAAAGGATTTAACACAACACACAAAACAAAGATTACTGCATGTAGCGGATTTAAAAACTTATTAGAAAAGAATAAGATGAAAATACACAGTAAACCGCTTATATCAGAGCTAAAAACATTCGTAGCACACGGTGTTGGGTACGGTGCAAAAACAGGTGAACATGACGATTTAGTGGCTGCAACATTATTAATTGTACGTATGGCCAATGTATTATCTGACTGGGATCCTAAAATATACGATAAAATGACAGAAAGAATGACAGAAGATCAGTTCCCAATGCCGATCTTCGTAAGTACAGGATTTTGATAAATACTTATATGGACGCAACTAACAACATAGCAACCGATCTCTTCTATAAAATTAGAAGTAGATTTAAAGGTTTAAAATTAGGAGATGATGCTGGGTCAATTACTATCAACCCGGAGGAAGCCAGATTCTTTGACTTTGATTATAATGAAGGCGATAAGAATATTGGACATGTGAGTATTAGTCTTGCTGAACCAAATTCAATGAAAGTATACTTTTCAAATGGTATTACTGAAGGCATGGACGATCCACAAAAAGACAATTGGTACGGATTTCTAAAAGAATTAAGAAAGTTTAGTAAGCGTCGACTACTAGCATTTGATACTAGAGACATTGCTAAAGACAATCTAGACCAAAGGGATTATGCATTCCTAAGTCAATACTCAAACCCACAAGCAGATAGTGATACTATAGTAAAACCAGTCGGAGAGAATAAAATGAACGAGAGCACCTTATACGGGACTAAAAAACAGAGCTTCCAAAAACTGGAAGACACAAGATTAATCATCAAGCATAGTAAAAAACTTGCTGATGATACAGAAATGAAGCCAGGTGATAGATCAAGAAATATTGCTGCTTTGTTTGTTGAAAACCAAGAAGGTGAAAGATTTAAATATCCTTTCATTCACTTAGCAGGCGCAAGAGCTATGCAAAGACACGTTGCAAATGGTGGTGCTCCATATGATGCAATTGGTGAAAGCATTATTAAAATGAGTGAAGAGATTGCACAATTAAAAAGTTTCACAGGCTATGTTGTACGTAACGACTTAATGAACTCCGACACAAATTCAGTTGTTGAACGTAGCAAAGGCCAACTTGATTCCCTTAGAGAAAGAATTGCAAAAATTTCTAAACAGGCTCACTACGAATCATATGTAGAAAGTTTCCAGGCACCAGAGGC